GGTCTTAAAACAGGTTTTTTATGCATGGTTGAGAGGGTTCAATATACACTTATAAGCTAGCATCTTGAGAGCAGGAAATATTGAGAGATTGCTATCAGTGAATAGAATAGATTAAGGATATTGTGAGCATTACATCATGATAAGTATTACTTGATGGATGCTACAGTATTAGTTCTTATAATATTGAATTATCGGAACTAATTTATAATGTTTTAACTTACGATAATTTTTATTATTGAAACAGAAAACAATTAATAGGATATGTCATTGAAATATATAGACATATTATTTAGCAGGATTTAACAGCAATATAGAATTGCTCACATTGATTGAAATAATGATGACTTATTGACAATATATAGGCTCAACAACGGTCATCGATTGCACAAAATACTTATTAATTTATATTATGTAACATCCATCTAGTCATACTACTTTATTTTGACCCCCTACCCCCCATTTTGCCGAATTACTCTAACATCCATATAGTGCACAATGACTTACCATAATAGCAGAAATAGGGTGCTTGACAAAAACAGACATAGGGGGCTATAAAAAAATTAGATTTAATATTTTTCCTCCCAATTAATATTAAACATAGGGGTACTTAACAAACGAGTACCCCTTATTATTTATGATAGATAAATCAACAGAACAAAAGATTGCGGAACTAGAGAGACTAGTCGAACAAGTAAAGGATTTAGAGTCTAAGGAACTGGCAAAAAATAGCCTTGTGGGCTACGCTAAGTTTCAAATGGACAACTACCTATCCCCGCCACACATAAAGCTACTAGCAAGCAAATTAGAGGCTGTGGAGAAGGGAGAAATAAAGAGGCTAGCAATATTCATGCCACCCAGACACGGCAAGTCTATTCTAACTTCAGAATTCTTTCCGGCTTGGTATATGGGCAGAAACCCGGATAAGTATATTATCTGCTCAACCTACGCACAGGACTTAGCAGATGACTTCGGGCGAAAAGTTCGAAACCAACTGCAAGACAAGAGATACACGGATATATTTCCCAATGCGGAGTTATCAACGGACTCAGCGAGTGTGAGACGATTTCATACGAAGCAGGGCGGCGTATACTACGCCGTGGGTGCAGGCTCGGCAATTACGGGTCGTGGTGCTCATCTATTATTAATTGATGACCCCATCAAGGGAAGAGAGGAGGCAGACTCTGCGGCAATGCGGAAGAACCTTCTGGACTGGTATAGGGCAACAGCCTACACACGACTAATGCCTAACGGCTCTGTTATACTAATCCAAACACGGTGGCACGAGGATGACTTGGCCGGTTGGATTTTAAAGGAGACAGGACACGAGGGTTGGGATGTTGTAGAGTTTCCGGCAATCCTAAATGAGAGAGCGGCTGATATGCTTGGTCTCAGTGAGGGTGACCCACTGTGGGAAGACTCCTATCCAATAGAGAGATTACAAGAAATTAAGAAGACAGTTGGCACACGGGAGTGGTCATCTCTGTACGCACAGAAACCTTCGGTCGAAGAGGGTAACATCATCAAGAGGTGGTGGTGGAAGACGTGGACAAGAGAGCAACCACCGGAGATGGATTACATCTTGCAATCGTGGGATACAGCCTACACTGTTACCGAAACATCGGATTACTCAGCGTGTACAACGTGGGGTGTTTTTTCTGGTGAGGGTGGATACAATCTATACTTGATAGATTCATTTAGGGAGAAGTTAACCTTCCCCGAATTAAAAAATCAATCGGTGCATCTATACAATGAGCATCAGCCAGACTTAGTATTAGTCGAGGCAAAGGCGAGTGGTTGGTCACTCGTGCAAGAGTTAATGAGAACGGGTATACCAATTACGCCATTCAATCCAAAGAAAATGGATAAACTGGCAAGGGTACACTCCGTGGCCCCTCTATTCGAGGGGGGAAGAGTTTGGGCTCCCGATACGGATGAGTCAGCAAATGTAATGAACCAATTTGCGATGTTTCCGAATACGAAGCATGATGACTTAGTCGACTCAACAACACAGGCTCTACTGAGACTGCGTAAGGGGTGGCTAGTTAATCACCCGCAGGATGTCCCAATGGAAGAGGCAACAGGCCCGAAAGGAAGTTACTGGTAATGGAATCACTAGAAGATAGAGTTAAGAGACACGAGGGTTTTCGTAATACCGTATACAGAGATACCCTAAATAAGAGAACCGTGGGCTACGGCCATCTATGCGTGGAGGAATTCTGGGAAGACGGAAAGGAATACTCTGAGGAGTATTTAACGGATATATTTAAAAAGGATTTGAAGAGTGCACAAGATTCAGCAAATAGACTATGTACTGAATTTGGATGCTCTGATATAAAGGGAGAAGCGAAGGATATTATAACAGAAATGGTTTTTCAACTTGGGGCTACAGGGGTTAGTAAGTTCAAAAATATGTGGAAAAATTTATCATCACTTAATTATGCAGGTGCTTCTATTGAGATGCTCGACTCACGTTGGGCGAAACAAACCAAGAACAGAGCCGAAGAGCTCGCAAACGAAATGAAAAAATTAGGAGTATAAAATGGCAGACGAAAAAGTAAAAAAAGGAAAAAAAGGTGTAGTAAAATCAATTTTATCAATTGATGTTCCAAACTTAGTTAGAAATTTTAAAGAAAAACCAATTATGTCTACAATAAAAGCGGCAATTATAGGAACGCCTGCTGAAGGTATGGCTAGAGAAATATATAATCAGTTTCAATCTGGTGATTTTAGTTTATCTAAAATATTAGGTGGTGGAGTAAAATCTACTAAAAAAAGAATTGGACAGGGATTAGATTTTGTACAAGATGTAGCAAAAGACTCAAAAATGGCTATGGGTGGTATGGCAGAGGCTCGTAAAAAAAATATGGGTTTAAAAATGAAAAGAGGCGGTTCTGTAAAGAAACGTGCTAAATCATCTTCTAAAAAATCTAGAGGAACTGGTGCGGCTATTAGAGGGACTAAGTTTAAAGGCGTATTTTAAATGGCAATTACTCCTTTTGGGTCTGTAGACCCACTTCTTGAAGATGAAGTCACAATCATTGCAGAGGGTGAGCCAGTGGAGGAAACTGTAGAAGTTTCTGACAACCTTGCCGAAGACATGAGTGATGAGGAGTTAAGTGAAATTTCTAGTGAATTACTAGATGCCTTTGATGCTGACTTAAATAGCAGAAAAGATTACGAAGAAACAATTAAAAAGGGGATGGATTTACTTGGTCTTAAAATAGAAGACACAACTAAACCATTTCCCGGTGCTTGTTCAGCACATCATCCTATGATGATTGAGGGTGCAGTACAATTTCAATCACAGGCAATAAAAGAATTATTTCCTGCTGATGGCCCAGTAAAAACAAAAATTATTGGTGAGAGAACAGATGAAGTTGTTAAGCAATCAAGCAGAGTAAAAGAGTTTCTTAATTTTCAAATTACAGAGTCAATGGAGGAATACTTCGATGACTTTGACCAGATGCTTTTTTATCTTCCTATTGTGGGTAGTTGCTTTAAGAAAGTATACTACGATGAGGCATTACAAAGACCAGTTGCAAAATTTATTCCTATTACTGATTTTGTAATTTCTTACAACACAACCGATTTAAGAACGTCTGGTAGATATACACACATACTACGATACACAGAAAACGAATTGCGTAAGAGAATGGCAAATGGTTTTTATATGGATGTTGATATGGAGATGAATCCGGATGAGGATGACTCCAATGACATTACACAAAAGATACAAGACATAGAAGGTATAACACCATCAAAAAGTTATCAGAAGGATGGTAGATATACTATTCTAGAAATGCACGTTGACATTGATATACCGGGTCAAGAAAAAGATTTTGCTTGTCCTCACATTGTTAGCATATGCAAAGAAACAAAACAAATTTTATCTATTCGTCAAAATTATTTAGATGATGATGAAAATTTTAAAAGAATACAACACTTTGTACACTATAAGTTTTTACCGGGTTTTGGATTTTATGGTTTAGGCTATGTCCATTTACTTGGTAACTTACAGAAATCCGTAACAACCATTCTTCGCTCCTTGGTTGATGCAGGACAGTTCTCCAATTTACCGGGTGGCTTTAAAGCTAGAGGCATGAGGGTAGAGGGAGAACAGCCTGTTGGTTTTGGTGAGTTTAGAGATGTTGAGGGATACGGCGATGACATAAGAAAGTCTATTGTACCTCTGCCATTTAAAGAACCATCACAAACACTCTTTGCTCTTCTTGGTTCAATGACACAAGAGGGAAGAAGACTAGCGGCAATAACTGATATGCAGGCGGGTGATATGAATTCACAAGCACCTGTAGGAACTACCATAGCTCTCTTAGAGCAGGGTATTAAAGTTATGTCCTCTATTCATAAGAGATTACACAAAGCACAGAGAGAAGAATTTAAAATAATATCAAGAATAAATAAAGATTACCTACCAGACTATTATCCCTACAGTATTGAGAATGATACTCGGTATGTATTCAAAAAAGATTTTGATAATAGAATTGATATTGTTCCCGTGTCTGACCCGAACATATTCTCTACAGCACAGAGAGTTTTACTTGCACAAACACAATTGCAAGCGGCGGCGGCGGCTCCACAAATTCATGATATGAAGGAAGCCTATAAGAGATTGTATGAGGCACTAGATGTTAAAAATATTGATGATATGCTTTTACCAGAGTCTGGAGCAAAACGAAAAGACCCTGCAACA